GTAGGTCCAAAGCAGTCCGAACGATTTGCAAAGGGGTGGAACATGTCATTGGTCTGTCCGGGACTATGATCGAAAACAGGCCAAGAGAATTCTACAACGGATTGAACTTAATCAACCGGCAATTGTTTCCTTCCTTCATGCAGTTTGCTTTTAGATATTGTGATCCAAAACACAATGGTTTTGGCATGGATTTCAACGGTGCTTCCAATCTTGAAGAGCTTTTCATTGTCACAAAGAAAGTGATGATTCGACGCCTCAAAAAAGATGTGCTTCCTGAACTCCCCCCGAAACAACGGATTGTCCTTCCATTTGAAATCGACAACAAGAATGAATACCGGGAAGCTGAAAATGATTTGTTGAGATGGCTTCGAGAGAATATCGGAACGGATGCTGCTAGAAGGGCTAAGAGTGCTGAGGTCTTAACTCGATTTGCCTATTTGAAAAGGTTGGCTGCAAAAGGCAAAATGAAACAAGCTATCCAATGGATCCGTGACTTCATCGAGACCGGAAACAAACTGGTCGTCTTTGCATGTCATAGGGAAGTGGTAGAAAGGATTCATGAGGAATTTCAAGGGGAAGGTGCTGTCAGAATTTACGGTGGGGATTCCATGACGAAACGGGATCAAGCGGTCGATTCCTTTCAGAATGATCCCAGCTGTCGGTTGTTTGTAGGAAACATCGAAGCGGCAGGAATTGGGATCACTTTGACGGCTGCTAGTGCAACCTGTTTTGTAGAACTTGGATGGACTCCTGGGGAGCACAATCAGGCGGAAGATCGGATCCATCGAATTGGACAAGAAGCAGATTCTGTCTTCGCATATTATCTGATCGCAGATGGCACAATCGAAGACAAGATCATCAAAATCCTAGACGAAAAGAGAAAGGTTTTGGACAAGGCTTTGGATGGGATTGATACCGAAGAATCGAATTTGTTGGGAAGACTCTTGGAAAACTTTGGACAATGAACGGAGGAAATATGGAGACGAATCAAGAATTGATTTTGGGTGTAGTGAACATGGCCAGAAAACTAGCATGGTCATTTTACAAAACCACAGGGGAAGATGTGGAGGATCTGTTTTCGGAAGCTATGATTGCCGTGACAAAAGCATCTCAAACATTTGACCCAGCGAAGGGTACGAAGTTCACGACATATGCAACTCGATGCATCAAATGGACCTTGATCAATTGGGTGAATGGCTGTGGAAAAAGATCGCAGAACAAAGCAGAGTTTTTGGAAGAAAACAAATCCGAACCAGCAAATAGAATCCAAGAAATGAGAGTAGAATTCAGGGATGCTCTTGAAATCCTTTCTGAAGATGCATCTTATGTCAAGGATTTGCTTTTGGATCCAGAAGCGTTTCTTGGGAAACCATCGAAGGGCGTTCATTATGTCAGAAAGGAGGTTGAACGGTTTTTAATAAGACAAGGATGGACTCAAGGCCGGGTTCAAAGTGCATGTATTGGGATCAAAATCTTTCTCAATCAGAACAGATGAGGTTAGAATGAAAAAGACAGCATATGTAATTGGTGTATCATCAGGGTCTTTGTTTTGTCCACAATGTAATAAAGTATTTCCAGAAACATATCCAATAGAAAATCGTGGAGAAGAAACCTTTCATAGACAACATCATATAATCAATGAGGGGCTTCCATCTGAGAAAAAATGGTCTTCACTTTGCGGACCACTTCAAGAGGTAGAATAGACAGGAGGATAATTATGGCAAAAGTACAAGTGAATGAAACACAGTTCATGATTGTGATCCCAAAGGAACTCCAAAGGACATTTAAATCCAGTTGTGCTAAACAAGGGTTGTCTATGAAAGAAGTCATGATGGAACAAATGGAAGAATTCATTTCTGATAATCAGAACAGAGATGATGAATGAACTTTGACTTTCGGAAGTTCTGTGAAGCAATTCATGAACCCATTGAAACTGAAGAACACACTCATGGAAGGCCCGGTTGGTATCAAGTGAACTGTCCCTTTTGTGGTGGAGCACAAACCGGGTTTCATTTGGGGTATTGCATCGGATCGTGGGGAATGAATTGTTGGATCTGTGGCCGGCATTCTCTCCGGGAATTTCTCCGGGTAAAATCCCCGTGGTCAATTCAAGAAACCACATCCAAATTCGGATCGAAACGTCCATTTCTTCCTACAAGAAAGTCTGGTCTCAGAGTCAAGGATATCACGGTCCCTGGATCGGCATTGGGAAGGAAGCATAAAAGGTACTTGAATAGCCGAGGATTCGCCTCAGAGGACATTGAATCATGGTGGAGGGTTCGAGGTACCGGTCCGATAGGTCAAATGCATCATAGGCTGATTATCCCAGTTGAAAAGCATGGACAAGTTGTAACCTGGACTTCTCGATATATGGGAGATCACAAGATCAAATACATATCATGCCCAAATGAACTTTCTCCAGTCAAGATCAAGAATTGTCTGTATGGTTTGGACTTTGTTCGTCAAAGGAAATCAATCATACTATGTGAAGGTCCGACTGATGTTTGGAAACTTGGTCCAGGAAAAGGAGTTGCATCTTTTGGGGTGAATCTATCTTGGGCTCAATTGAATTTGTTGTCTGAGTTTGAACGTGTAATCATGGCATTCGATTCAGATCATGCTGGAAGTGAAGGGGTCCGAATTGGATCTGCCTCTTTGGAATCCATGGGTGTTGAGGTGTTTGGTTTGAAACTGAAGACTGGGGACGTTGGGGATCTATCTCATACAGATGTTCTCCGTTTGCTTTCGTCCCCTGTATAATTAGGAGGTTAGAAAAATGAGAATGATGGATGTTGAACAAGCAATTAATGTTCTGAAGAATCTAGATCAACATATTCAGGAGAAACACATTAATCGGATCCGAAAGGCCAGAGATGTTCTCATTGACTCCTATCGAGAAATGAAAGCAGACAGGGATCGTTTGAAATTAGAGCGTGATGAACTTCAACATATGCACGTTCTTTGAGAATAACCTATGGAAAAACACCAACGCGGTTTCAAAGGGATTTGGGTTCCGGCCGATCTGTTTTTGAATGAGAATCTTTCATGGACAGACAAGATGCTTTTAATGGAAATTGACTCCCTGGATCGAAGGGAATCGGACGGCGCGGAACAGGATGGGTGTTTTGCATCCAATGCTTATCTGGCAGAATTCTTGGATGTTGAAGTCAGGACAATTCAATCTAGTATCTCCAAATTGGTAAGAATTGGTTTAATTGAACGTGATGTGAACTTGAAAGGAAAGCGTGTTCTTTTCTCAATTATAGACACGAGAGGACGATCGAAACGATCATGGGGTGATCCAAACGATCATGGTGATCGAAACGATCATGGTGATCGAAACGATCATGGGGTGATCGAAACGATCAGGGGTGATCAAAAGATCATGGGGCGATCAAAACGATCATGGGGTCAAACCCATGGGGCACAGGAAGTTACAACTGGCGGATCAGCTCCTATATCCGGATCCGGAAAGAAAGATAAGAAAGATCCGGATCCGGAGGTTATTTTTTTTCCTTCTCCGGAACAAATCACACACCAACTTGTCCGGGTTCTGACCGAAATAGTAGACACTCATGTATCCCCTGCCAGGTTCAAAGCATGGGAAAAGAAAATACAGACAATGGTAGATCGTGGTGATGATCCGATCAAGATTTCCACTACGATCAAATGGTATACAAAGAATTGGAGAAAGAAGGGAGTTCCTACATTATCCAATGCAAATGATTTGTTAATGAATTTTGAGAAAATACAGATTTTGATTTTGAAGGATATAGATTCACCATTGGATGGGAAAAAGTCAAAACACTATCGAAGGATGGGATCTGAATTAATCAAAGTGTTTGACTTGGAATCAGAAGGTGAGGGAATCAAGGTCGCCAATGCCTTGACTGGTCCACTGTCCATATGGTTTGAAACAGAACAGAAAATAGCAACCAATTTACACATGCGTTATTTTGAGGATCGATCCATGAAATTGGTTACTACGGTTGTCATGTCTGATTTGGTTTCTGATGTTACATCTTTCGTGAATCAATTTCATGGTTGGGTTTCTGAAGTGATTTCAACATGGAAGAAATGGAATGGAGAATATGAACCATTTGGACCAGATGGGAAAATGTGGGTTCAGTTTCTGAATTGGTGGAGGGAACCATTCGGATATTCGGAATCGGTTTGGGAAAAGTATGATGAGAAACGGAAGAAGGATCTGACTATTGAAAATTGAACGGGTTGGATCTGGAGGGGATCTTGAACGGCGGATCGTGACAGGAATGATTTTGTCTGATCCTGTTTTGTCTCGTATTTCGTCTATGTGGGATTCGGATCTGTTTGGGACTCGGTTGGCTCGAACGGTTGCCAAGTGGTGTGTAGATTATCATCGGTCCTATGGAAAATCTCCAGGGGAAGATGTCACAACAGCTTTTGCTGCATTCATTCGAGATGAGAAAGACGAAGATTTTTGTGAGAGTATTGAAACGTTTTTGGTTCGTGCTTCTGAAGATTCCAAACAGAAAATCAATCCTGAATATCTTTTGGATCAAGCAGAAGATCATTTCAATCGAATCAAGTTGAAACATTTAGCAGAGGATATTGAAGCTCATTTGGTTCAAGGTTCTGTAGGGGAAGCACAAGCTTCAGTGGTTGAATTTGATCGAGTTCATTTGACGAACCGGACCGGTGTTGATCTTTTGTTGGATATGGAAGCTTGGAAGGATATTTTTGAGGAATCGGCGGAATCATTATTCAAATTTCCTGGAGCACTCGGGGAGCTGATGAATAACTATCTTGTCCGGGATGGTTTGATTGGAATTCAGGGTCCAGAAAAGCGGGGAAAAACTTGGTGGTTGATTGAATTTGCGGTCCAAGCATTGATGGGTAGAAATCGGGTTGTATTTTTTGAAGTGGGTGATATGTCAGAGAAGCAGATCAAACCAAGATTCGGATCCAGATGGACGCAAAAACCGTGGAGAATTTCAGGGAGTAGACTGATTGAATGGCCAAGAGATTTGAGATATGAAGGTTCTGAAATCATTTTGGATTATGAACCGAAAACATTTCAAGGTTCATTTCGGTATGATGATTTGACAAATGGTTTGGAAAGGGTCTTGAAAAGAATTGGGGTCAAGGATCGAACTATGTTCAAGTTGTCTTGTCACCCGAATAGCACCATTTCTGTTCGGGAGATTCGGGGACTTTTGGATATGTGGGAGATGGCAGAGGACTTCATTCCGGATGTGGTTGTAATTGATTATGCAGATATTCTTGCTCCTGAAAATTCAAGGGTTGAGTTTCGGCATCAAGTCAATGATACGTGGAAGGCCCTTCGGGCTTTGAGCCAGGAAAAACATTGTTTGGTCTTGACAGCGACTCAGGCATCAGCAACAGCATACAAGAGACCATCTCAATCTATAGGAGATTTTTCTGAGGACAAACGGAAAATGGCACATGTGACTGGGATGTTGGGATTGAATCAAACTGAAGATGAAAAGGAACGCCGGTTGATGCGTTTGGCTTGGTTGGTTTTACGGGAAGGATTTTTCACACCGAGACAACAAGTTTTAGTTTCGCAGTGTTTGGAATTGGGACGGCCATTTGTTCAAAGTATTTGGAAAACTGGAGGAAAAGAATCATGAGTGATGGTCATGATTGTAGAGGTTGTTTGGAATCTGATTGTGAAGGGGATTGTAGTTCTGAGGTTCAGGATTTGGAACCGATTGAGGATATGGATTGGTGGGATGTTTATGTGAAAGTAGAAAAGAATTTTACAAGAGATTCAAAGTTCATTCCTATGTCAGATGGTGTTTTGGCTGTGGTTGAAGTGCGAGGTTCGGAATTTGTAATCAAGGATGGTGCTTTGTTGGTTCTTGATGATGAAGGAATTTTGGAGGTTGCGTTTCCGGATGGGGTTTGGACTGGTGTTATTCGGAGAGATCGGAAGACTCAACATGTGGATAAAGAGATTCAACATGTGTGTGAGGAGTGTAGAGTAAGGAGTGTAGAGAATGAAATTCATGATCAATTTCATGTTCATTGTCTTCTTGAGAATCCTATGTTGTTTCGGGATTCATGCGAGGATTAATTATTGGATCCGTGATAATAGGTATGTGGTGAGGAAGTGTTTAACATGTGAATCGGAATGGGAAAGGGATGTTTGGAATTGGAAAGTGAAAGCAAGGTGGAAAAGATTGAAAAAGTAGTAATTGATTTTGAATGGAAGGATGGGAAAAATGAGGGAACATTCAGGGGTTTCAAGAATCAGAAAAGAACTGGCCGAAAAATTGGCTGTGGCGCCTTTGGAGGTCTTGCTAGTAGTCAGGGACCTTTTAGACGAGAAAGTTGAGCCTTGCCCAATCTCGGGCGGTTCCTGCGCAGAATATTCATGTGACTGTGAGAACGGAACGCACTGTCCGATAAAAGGGTAGCAAAGGGGAATTGATGCATCATGATCAGAGAATGTGTAGAATGTTTTGAAAAGGAAAACAAATGATGTTGATTCGTTTGGTTGAAACTAAGGGTGGTGAGTTGGCAATTCAAGGTCGGTTTCCAGGTAGAGTTAAATGGGGAAGGCATTCTCGAATATTGAAACGGTTTGGAAGATCAGAAATGTCTCCAAAACTTGAAAGACGGATTCGGAATTGGATGATGAAAAAGGGACATCAATTGTCTTATCCGTTGGCTTTGGAAAAACCAATAAAAATTGATGAGAAATAGTTGTGGGGAGTAATTGGAATCGTAGGTCTCTAGCGGCCAAAGCACGAAGAAACAGGAAGGCAAAGAATCGATGTAGGGAAAGGATTGCTTGGGCGGTGCAGCATTTGGGAGGTAAATGCGTCAATTGTGGAGAGGCCGATTTAGATAAACTACAATTTCATCATTTGGATCCGAAGACAAAAAATCCCAAGTATAGGGGTATCTCGGATGCTGCAAAATGGGCTTGGGAAAAGTTCAAGAAGGAAATCAACAAATGTGCATTGCTTTGTTTCAATTGTCATATTCAGGAACATAGGGCCAATGGTTACACAATTTTATCGGAAGTATATGTTCCTGAACTTAATTTTGGTCCATATTTGGATGAGGAACTTGAAGAGTTTGAACAGGAAATTTGGGGAGAAGAATGATGAGAACTACGAGTGAATTGTTGAAATATATTGAAGATACTAGTGATTTGATCTCTAGCATTAAGGCATGGATGGTCAAGTACAATACACAATTGGATGACTTGTGGAAGGTGGCTGAGGGAATTCAGGTGCGGGATAATGCTATTGTGGCATTGGTAGAGAGAGTTGAAAAAAACAACCAGGACTTCATCAAGTGTATCGAGGTCTTGCTAGTAGTCAGGGACCTTTTAGACGAGAAAGTTGAGCCTTGCCCAATCTTTGGAACCATCAGAATCGGGAGACATAGAAGTGGAAGTGGAGCCCAAGATCTTTGGAACCATCAGAATCGGGAGACATAGAAGTGGAAGTGGAGCCTAAGCCCCATAATATCACAATTGAATTTCCTGATGACACTATTGCTCCTGGGTTCATTGTTTGTGTCGAGAAAAAACCGAAGCCTGACTTGAAAGAAATTCTCAAAGTTAAAGA